ATAAATGTCCTGTACATTACTAGTGATAATCTTTTTATATAGTTCATTAGACACGCTCTTACCTAGTATAGGTATAGCATTTCGACGTATAGCTATAGCGTCAAACACTCCTTCACATAGTATAATAGGTGCGTTCCAATTAATTAAGTTCTCAAAAAATATTATGTCTTTGGAAGCTTCAGGATTCTTGTACTTAAAGTAGTTGCCATCGTAAGTTCTTGCAACATAGAAATTGAGTGTACCGGATGAAGTATAACTTGGAATAACAACTCGTCCTCCATAGTCTCCAGTTGTGCAGTATCCAATCCCATATTTAATAAAATCATTGTCGGTAAGTCCTCTCTCATAAAGATAATTTCTAACTAGTTTAGCAATAACTGATGTTGTAGAAGCGGAATACAGTGGTTGGTATTCTTTCGGTAGTTCTACTATAGATAGCGGCTGGTAATCTATTTGTGAGCCTCTTGGTATGTACTTTAGTATACTATCAGCAATACTCTTAGGAGTTTTCAACTGCCTTACTAAAGAGCGTATAGATCTACCTTTAGTTTGACAAACCCAACATTCCCAAGGATTATGTCCTTGTTCGTTAGTTGCCATATTGATTTCCAACTTAGGCTTTCTGTGGTTGCAGAAAGGGCAATGGAAAGCGTAATTATCTCTCGCTCTTTTGTGAGACTTACCTAAAAGATTCTCAACAGAACCGAGTAAGAATGTATAATCCATACTAATGTCCGTAACTAGTTATACTCCAATATAAGAAAAATAATTCTAAATATCAACTAATTTAAGGTGATTCTTTTGATTCACCATAATGTTGGAAGGTCTGATGTCTAATTCATCAGGGTCTATACCGTAACGTTTAGCATCTTTTTTAACTGCATCTACCCATTCTTCAGGAATTTCTCCTTTAAACTCTCCTAGTACTTCCATTTGTATAATACCGAGTTTAGGATTAATTTCCTCTACATCGTAGATATGAGCAAAATGATTTGTTTTTTTACCCTTAAGTACGTGGGCATGTTCTAATTCAATTTCGTCTGTAGTAACTTTATATACTCTGCCGTTAAGTAAATAAGCTGAACCGTAATCTCCGGAACCTAAATGCTTACCTCCTAAGTCTTGTATCTTATCTATTTCCCTTTCAAATCCTGGGTCGTAGTATAGAATTTCGCCAAGTATTACGTTTGATAGTCTCATACATGTTAACTTACGTCCATTGCGTCATCGTGATCTGCATCGATCCCTTTAGCTTTAATTGCGTCAGTAATTTTATCTAAAGTAGTAGGAGCATAATCTCTTGGTAGCTCCATTCCTGTTAGGTTTTTGATATACTCAGCAGCTTCATCATAGGATCTAATTTTGTCTTTCCAGTTATTTAATCCACCTTCTGTTGGTTTCTCATAGAGATATGTTCCGTAGTACCTTCCAAAATCAGTATATGTTATATTGATACGGTGAACTTCAAATCCTGGTTTATATTCTAATATTAAAGTGCTTAGTTTCATCTTACTTACTTTTGTATAAATAGCTAGGTTTTGTGGAGCTTTACAATAAACCCACCTTCATCTAGCTCTATGACTGTGTCGACCCACTTGTAAATGTCTTTCTTTATATTGTGATATGGTTCCGGATATAATTCATCTACGTTAGGATTAACCTGTGTAGAAGTGCTCCAAAGCTTGTCTATATCATCTCCTTCAGCGAAAAATTTGTTGATTAGTATGCCTTGTTGCTGAATATAACTTCTGTATGTACTTCTTATTACTTTCTTTTCTACCCTTGTATATTCGTCAATATATACATCTGCTGCATAGCTAATTATTTCATGGTTATCGTAAAGTTCTTCTGCAAGAGTAGAGTTAATTAAGTATGCATGAGCACCATAATCTCTTTCAGTATCATTCTCCTGTAAGTGTTTACATATATAATTTCCTGCTATCTTTCTTCTCTGCCTTCCAAACCAAACGATATCTATCATTTGCTTTTTTACTTTATCTATAGTTTTCTTAAAATTACCTGAGTATATATCTTCGACTAAATCTAAAGTAGGTCTTGCATCATCTTCAAGTATAAGGTAATATCTTCCTTCTGATGTTTGATCATTATCTTCAACAATCTTTTCGTATACAGATCTATGAGATATAGAGGTGGCAACAATATTTTTAGATAAACATCCGTTAGGATCGAAAAATGTATCGGATAGCTCTCCAGAAGATAACATTTTATTTATGTTTAAATTCTTACCTAGAGTTGCGTCTACAAAGGTGTAATCGAAGTTAGAGTAATGAGACCATGCGGCTTCAAAAGCTTTTCTCCTTTTTTTATTTTTAGGATCGCTAATTACATAAACTTTATAAGCTCCAAAATTATATAATGGAACCTTATAATGTATAACTTTACTTTCCTTGTCCGCGGTACTTTTTAACATAATTTTTAGAATTTTTGAGTTTTGAAGATTTAGACTTAGCGTGTACGCCTGGTCTTTTCTTTCTACTCTTTTCTAAATAATTACCAACTAGTATTTTAGCCATTTTAATTATTAACTTTGTTATAAATATAAGAAACTTTTTGAATTATACCAACAGCATTTTTATAATCTTCTGATGCTAGCATTTCTTTTCGTGTGTTGTATACTTTAATTCCATCTAAATCGAAGTATTTTAAATTACCTTCATCATCTATTGCACAGTTGTATACGTTTACAATATCAGTTAAAACGATATTATGTTCAAGGGCTGCTTCAAAATGTTTTAACATTTGAGAAAAAACATTAATTCTTACAGGCCATTCCCAATCGTCCCAATCAGGGTATAGATTGTACTTAGCACAAAGAACTTGATACCCTTCATATCTCTCTTGAACTACATATAATACTCCGTTATAAATCCCGACATCATATAGTTTAGGTATTATACCGAGATTGTACAGGATATCATTTGTTTTTAAAATGACTAGTTTCTGTTTTAAAGATGCTACTGGTACTGTAGTATTAAATGTTATTTTATCTAAGACAGCTTTGCAGGGGTAAATAAACTTTAGTACGTAATCTTGATAGTAAAATACTTTATGAAAGTATCTAAAATCTCCATTAGTTTGAAGTGTTGTAAGTTTTGAATCTGCGTATCTATTTTCTATAAGATGTTTAGAGTCTATAATAGAAGTAAAACTGTACTCGCTTAATTCAGCATTTACTTTCTTAATCTCTTCTGTCCAATCTGTAGTTCCTAGTTGAAATTTATTTCGCTCAGGTATATGGAATTCATTTATTTTAATATCTTCTAAATAACATTTCACACTGCTACCTATATGAATGTTATATTTATCAGCTAACTGTTCACCGAGTTTAGCATCCATAGTCGAAGACCAACTACCTACTTTACCAGATCTAAAGTCATTAGTAGTATACTTAATACCGTCAGTATTTTTATTTGGTAGTCTTATATCTATCTGCTTTTGAACTGGTAGCTCTAGAAACTTACCTACTTTATCTACTGATGATTCATAGTCATTAATTATATCCTCAAATGAAATAATTTCCATATCAAGATTGAGAAGCTCTCTACTCATATAAACTGAAAACCAGTTCTTGTAAAAATCTATTAATATATCTCCTAGATTATCATAATCAATACCAGGAGTTTCATATCCTGTATTATCAAAATTCTCGTAAAAGTCTGAGAAAGAATTGTAGTTTTGTTTGATATGAGGTCTATGATAACAAGAGTTAATTATATCTCTAATATCTCTAAAGATTAATATGATTTTAGATTCAGAAAATATCTTATCTATTTTTTCGTCAATACCTAAGTCAATAGTATGGTTACGTTTATAGTGGTCTCTATAGTTGTGTGAGTGAGTAGAAGTTACTTTGTTTCCTTCGTCTATTAACTCTTGAAAACCATTTAAACCCGGGTGTTCAAACTTAGTAAAGTCTAGATAGTTTTCATCAATACTCTCGTACCCAAAGTTATTTACTATGAGATCTGCTAGTAAGTGAGTACCGCTTCTTCTTGCTGCTACTATAATTACGTTCCGTTTATACACCATGCATACTTTAATCCGGTTAGTCCATAGAGTGGATAATACCACTCATCATAAAATTCTCGATAGGTATGATAGTTACCTTTAATATCATCTAAAGGAAAAAATCTATGAAAATACCCACAGTTCTTATACATAGACTTTTTATACTTTTCTACTCCATCTATTCTTAAAGGTTCTTCATTAATAAAGTCTGCAACTCTATCTTGAAAGTACTCTGGGTAGAAGAGAGCATCTTCATATCTGACTATTAAGCAGTTCTCTTTGAATTCTTTTCTATAAAAGTTAATTAGTTCTGCTTCTTTCTCTACAGTGAGATCTAGTAGCTCTCTTAAGTTAGGGTTGCCATGATCTAGTGTTGGGTAGTCAAAGGGGTAGTGATGGTTGCCGTTATCGAAGTGTAGAATATTCATTGCTACCTCTCTAGGATCTGTTACAACTACTACTACTTTAGTTCCTGCTTTCTTTAGAGTCTTAGTTATCTTTTTATCTAATATTGAATGAGACTTACTCCAGTAGGGTCCGGTTTGTATACTTTCGAAGTTTTCGAGTATAGCTTCTCTACAGAATTCTGAGCCGGACATTCTCCAGCTTACTAAAAGGTATTTGTTATCTTCTATAGGTTTATGTATCCACGCTAATGCACCTTCAAGTTCCATACAATCAGGGCTTATGTCTCTCCAGTTAAATACTCTTTTATTTTTTTTCAGCATTAGGTTTATTAGAAAGAGGAATTGGTATTTCTGGTTCGGTCTCTATAGCTTTGATATGTCTATTAGATTGAGGTACTAATACTTGAGGAAAGTATTTTTCTATATAAGCTCTATGTGGACTATCTTCAGCAGTAATTTTAGCCCATTCTGATATTAAGACGTTATCGTGTGGTAAGTTAGTCTGTAGTGTAGAGAAGTCTGTATCAGCAATAATTGGAAAGGGTCTATATTCTTCTAACCAAGGATAGGTTACTTTATCCATCCATATATCGTTGCATATTAATTCTCTAGTTTCTACGTCAGCTATAAATATTTCAGCTGCTTCTGGTTTCATTGCGTATGCATGATGTCCTAAGAAGTTTGCTTGATCTAGTAAATGTACTCCGTCTTCAGGCTCTTTATACGACATAGCAAAAGGTCTTATATAACTTGGCCTACCAAAGTTAACACATTTATCAAATTCAATATCAGGGATATTATCTACAAATATAGCGTCGTGTTCTAAGATTAAAATAGGTTCTCCTAATTCAACGCATTTCTTCCAGAGTAAGTAATGTGAGGTAAAAGCTGCTCCTATATTATTTGGTCTACCAAATTCAGCTTCAGCTTCTCTATCCATAATGTGGAATCTTCTATTACCGTTATCTGGTAATATGTCTTGCCATTGATCAGGAGTAATAGCTTCGAAGTGCTCTAAAGGTTCTTTGTATCCTACTTTGATAGCAGATTGTCTAACCTTTTCTGCTGATCTAACTGAGTCTTTGTTGTTACTTAAGGTGATTACGAATGTCTTCATTTCTATAACTCTTTTATTTTAACTGTTAAATTACCTGTACCTTTTATGAGCCTATGGTAAGTCTCTTTAGGTATAAATACACTATCTATTTTCTTAGGGATTTCGTTATCTAGTTGGAATTTCCAATCTGTATCGTGTAGAGCTTCGACTAAGCGGTCTTCTTTATCTCTATGCCATACAAATTCAAATGCAGAAGTCTCTGCTGAGAACTCTCTTATAACGTACCCATCTTTAATTACTTCGGTATAGGGTTTCATTTAATGGTATCATAACACTATTACATTCTTTACATAGGAAGTATGGTCCATCAGATGGGTGAAATACCTCCATTTCGTTATCGCACTTACGGCAGATTCTACCAGTATCCTGAGAAGTTAGATCCACCGCCAAGTGATTTCCAGTAACGGCCAATATTACATGACCAGTATCCTGCTTTAGTTTTGTCTTTTTTAGTTGCACATTTATGTCGTGCAGCAAAGGATGCTCGTGCACCTTTCTGTTTAAGTTTAACAGATAATCCAGTATCACCGAAAGATACCTTCTTTACGTTTCCTTTTTTACTCTTTACGTAGACGTAGAACTTTTTAGAACCGCCACGCTTAGGTTTATTAAGAGCTACTTTTTTACCTTGATATTCTGCTTCAGAAATATAGTCAACAGAAGCTTTAAGCATATCAAATCCAGAATAATCTAAATCTTCATTTAGCTTTACTGCTTTTCTGAATGTTTCCATATTAATAGTAGCTCCCATAGATTCGATTAGTTCTTTGACTAATTCATAGTCAATCATCTCGTCTATACCTTTACCTTCATCTAATAGGTCTTCATTCTCTAACATCTCGTCAATTAGTGAACCTATTTCAAATAAAGGATCCTTACCTTTTGATATCATAGGCAGGTCTAAGGGTACTTTCATCCCGTTGTATTCTGCATACTCTCCAATATCTGTATTCTCTAATAGGTAAGTATCTTCTTCGTTAAGTTTAATTTTACCGTCTCTCCACGCTTCTCTTGCTTCAGTGAATAGTTGTATAAAGGCGTTCGAGCTATAACGGTAGACATTCTCATGTAAAGAGAGACCGTTGTCTATATGGTACTGTAATGATGGTACTCCTACGAGTTCTTGTATTTTAATCATAAGTCGAAATCTTTTCTATAAAATTTTCCAAGTACATTGTCGTTAATATAGTTATCCCGATTCTCTAGTACTTCATTTATAAATAGGTACTTACACTCGAAATACGTTAATAGCTTCTTATTCGGTACAAAAGCTAATATTTTTTTTTCGAAGTCCCCTCTTAGGTCTTCTGATTCTTTTACTAATTTTAATATATCCTTGTGTGAACCATAATATTCTCTCCAGTCTGATTCTGTTACCACTTTTTGCTTAAGAGGAGTTCTTCCTCCTATACCTTTTGCCTTACGCTCTAATCTAAGAGCTTCAAGGGCTTTTTTTCCTAATCTTTTGTTACGCTCGAAATATAGTACTTTTTTTCCTATATACTTCAAGCCGGATGGCTTATACAATGTTTCATAAATAAAACCGTAAGTGCCTTCTGGCATATCTGATATTTCTGTTATAAGCCTACCCTGAAAAGTCCAGGTAGGTAGTGTTGGCATTGTCATATATTTTTTTGATTTGTCTAAATTTATCTAGGAACCATTCTAAATCAATACTCTCAGCTTTTTTAAGCATAGTATTTACGGCTTTAATTTTAAAGTCTATACCTCTAGTATAAATTGTTAAGCCTTCGGCGCTGTAACTGTAAACCTTATCTTCACGGTCACTTTCTACATAAATAAAGAATTCAACTTCTATATCACCAATATCGGTGAGATATCTTATTTTATCTTCTGTTTCTAAAAACCAATTATACCAAGATGGACCTCCATTAACTAGGTCATAATGGTCTATTGCTTTATCTAATTGCTCTCTTGTTAATAATACGTCTATATCTCTTACAGGGTTAAGAGCTCTCCCTGTATGAGCTACGTCTTCTATGCTACCGGTAAAGATAATATCCTTCCCTATTTTGCTTTGTAGCTCAAGAACTACTTGTCTTATGTCCTTACTAATGTAGTTCATAGTACTTTTTGAATTCTTTTTTATTATACTCTTTAATAAAGTTAACAAATGCAGGTAAATGTTTGCGGCTACTAAACATATGAAGGTATCCATTATGTTCAGCAAGAGGAACTCCAGTTAAGTTGTGGTGATTAGCGATACAAGCTAGACTATGTTCCCCAATAGTCATGCTAGTTACTCCATGGTGTTTTTCGATTGGGAGTTCGTTGTAAAGCCAATCTAGTTGTCTATGATACCTATCTAGGTATAACTCTTTAACAGAATTATTTTTGAATCCTAGTGCACCAATATTATAAGCTCCTGTGTACTCTTTAGTCCATTCTGGGAATACTTTTTTAATTCCTTCTTTATCGAATAGCTCTAAATTATGTTTGTAGTAAGTTTCATATAGATTTGTTTCCGTATGATCATAATATATATCACCATCGGGTATTACTAATTTTTCATCTAAAAATAAATCTCCGTCTAAATGTAGAAATGTACCTTCATGTCTTTCGATAGCTTCAAATTTAGCTTGACTCCATATCTTATATTTACTACCTTGGGTGTTTAGTATCTTTATATCATCTACTAGATGTTTGAATCTCTTAGCTTGTTTTTCATCTGTATACATAGTAACAGGGTAGTACTGTCTAGCTAACTTAATAGCTAGTTCCATGAACATAAGATTATTCTCTCGTCTGTGTCCTGTCCAGTAAGCGAATTTATCGTACTTACTGTAAAAACTAAAAATTACTTCCATACCCGTTTAATGTTTTTAAATTACCGTATCTACTGAATACAGAGTAGTATATGCTGGGACTTATATGAACACCACCTTCTATTGATTCTAGCTCTGTATATTTAGTTATGAGTTTTTTTGCTTCGTCTTTATGACAAGACTGAAAGAATAGTTCTTTCCAGGGGTAGTACATTAAGTTCAACTTATCTTTATAAAGCTTCTTTCCTTTAGCCGGATAGTCTTTATCGCTGTACCATCCCATAAGTACAGGTTTCTCCTCTATCTTATTATCTTCATAATAGAATGTCTCAAAATAGTCTTTATCGTTACAGAAAAAAGGTTCTACAGTTATGCCGTGAACTTTACCGCTTATGATTAACCTATTTAAAAATTTAGAGACTTCTTTTATACTTACCTTAGTCTTCTTAGTTATGAGTAAATCTAAATCATTACCTAAGAGTGAACCAAAAGACTGTATTTTAAACTTAGAGGAATTGAGTAACCTTAGATTAGCATAATACCAATCTTTAATTTTTTCAGCAGTAACTTTATCTTTACTGTGTAGGTATTTAGGTTTGTCGTATTTAGCGAGAAAGTCGTTATATGAACTAAAAGTTTCTGGGTTATCAACATTAATAAAATCGTAGTTGAACTTTAAAGGAATGTCATTAACTCCACTGTATAACTCTGTGTCTACAATAGCAACTATAAACACCTTATCCTTTATACTGTCTAGATATTCTAAGTTAGGATATCCTCTGTAAGTATATATACATAGGTGTTTAACATCTGGTAGCAATGTGCTGATGTCAGTGCTGTCGTTTATACAGGTAAAAAGAAATTCACTATTACTTAGTGTCTTTATTTTGTAGGGTGGAACGTAACTCATTTATCTCTGTCTGTTGCTCTTTAACTGCTTCGATTAGTAGGGCAACTATTTTTTCATAACGTACCGCCTTGAAACCAGTGTCTCTAGTGGTAACTAATTGTGGTAAAACTTTTTCAATGTCTTGAGCGATAACTCCTACATCATGTCCTTCTTTTTCAGATTTGTCATTCCAGTCCCAAGTTACTCCATTTATTTGGTGTAGTTTTTCTAATGCATATGGAATAGGAGTGATATTATCTTTTAACCTTTCGTCTGAAGTAGAGTATGCTGTTATATCTCCTGTTACATCTAATGTACCGTTAATTTGAGTATTACCACCGATAGTTGTAGTTCCGTCTGCTTTAGTTTGGAATAATAACTTATCGTATGTAGTATTAGTATAGTAGTCACCTCCACCGGCTATAACCGAGAAAGAATCAGATGTATCATTATCACGTACACCTATTACCATATGTCCGCTTGATCCTCCTTCTATTAAAGAACCGAAAGCTGAACCTCCAAGTAGACCTGTAATGTCTGAGTTAGCATTTGTAAAGGCTCCAATAACTGTACTACCTCCAACGGTTAATGTACTGCCGTCAAATGTAAGATACTGTTCACCATTTAAGGTACTGTCTCCGTTTGCAGTAATAACTCTGTTGTTAGCATCGTTGTTAATAGTAATTGTACCGGCAACTAATGATGCTAATGAAGCTGATACTGATGTAAAGTCTGTAAGAGTTAAGTCGGCAAATGATGGTGAATCGCCTTGTCCTAACTTGTATATCGA